GAACACGCATTTAGACCGAGCTACGAAATGAATTAAAGCGATCGCGATATATATATTATATCCTGTCATGCAGTCATTTCGCAACTATCGTCGCCCTCACCACCCGAGTAAATTAGATACACAGATGACCCCGAAGAATGCTATGCGAATATTAAATACGTCGGATTCAGATACGTTATTGTCGGGTTTTCCGACTACGAGACTTTCTTATGAAGTGTCTATTCATAAGAACGACACACATCACGCTACCACATCTAGGGATTATAAATATTTCATACTTCCAAAGGGGCGACGATGTATCGCTTGGGCTACAGAGTGGAAGAGTCATCGGATATTTGCTTTTATTGACATCGATAATATGAATAATAACCGCGACCGCGTACAGGTGCGCCCATTTATTCAGAAATTTCATCAGGAAAATGGCTGGTATCCTTCACGGGTTCGCATTATTGACGCATGCTTTGACAGAACGCTAGTATATGGTACTGTTTTCGCGGGCATAATGTTCCGCAATACGGAAACAGCCCCGGCTCCTGCGACGAATGTTCAATTTTTTTCCATACATACAATTTATTGGTATAAAGCCAACCCGGTTCCGCCTCTTACTGGTTGTGAGTATATTCGTTTATGTGAAGAGATATTTTATAATAATCAAATTCGTCAAGTTGCCTATACAAAAGAAAATAGTGTTATATTTGGCCTGCCTGTATTATGTAATACTGAACAAGATGCGCAAAGTATGGTATCTCAATTACCGTATGAAACGTTCGCAATACAATATCGCCATATGACGAATACGAATGTATTTCAGAAGGTGATTCTTCCGACAATGGCACATACACACGCTCCGGTACGGGCACCGGCACACGCGCCAGTACATACACCGGTACAGGCACAGGCTATAGTAATGTCTGCGATGCCGCCGCCGCAGGTGCCTTCTTCGAAAAGAGTATTTGTACCTCCACAAGACGAGATGCTTACGAATATTCAAATGACGTTTATTGTTCGCCCTAACATTCAGAACGACATATACGAATTATTTGTAATGTCGGATCATTTTCATCAACGAGAACCGATCTTCCATAATTTCGCGCTTATACCGAGTTTTAAAACGAGTGTCATGATGAATCGTTTATTTCGAAATATTACAGAAAATGAGCGTTTAGACACGATGGAGGAAAGCGAGGATGAATGTGATTTTGAAAATACTGAACTGGATAAATATGTGACACTTACAAAGGAATACAAAATGATATGTAGGTTCAATAAACGATTTTGTAAATGGGTGCCTATCGATATGAATACAAAGGCCGATGTTGTTACGGCACAGCAAGTTCGCCAACATGAAGTGCGATATATTCGTCATCGTAAATAAAATGAGTATAAACGTAAATACATAATTGGTAGTAGTAGTAGTAGTAGTAGTAGTAGTAGTAGTAGTAAGGTCTCATTAATGAAACCACCTGTGTATTCAACGTCTTTCTCGTTACATCATATATTCCGACCGTCACCACATCCAATAATTCAAGAGTGGAAGCGTCATCTCCCGATGATTCGTCCATGTTATGCTTTGTCTACGTATTCAACCCAACAAACGATAACGCTTATGCGCGATCTTCGTATTCCGATGATATGTGAAACACCGGGCCAGCGTGGCGCTGTAAACGATTATATGCTAACGATTGAAGGTCGGCGTTTTGGATCAAATGAATATATTGCGCGTAGTATAAGCGATACTTCTTCTTCTTCTTCTTCGCCATGTGCGCCAAACGATATCACGCCTCCGATGTGGGTTTATACTAAAATTTCGCATGAGGGTATAGAACATTCTCGTAAAATGTTTGAGCATATATGGGCTCATAAATATATAATCAAAGGAATTGTATTTGATATTCATAATTTTGCCGCGAATGCGAGAGGGTCGATACCTCCGTCCATGTACAGTTACAAAATCGCGATTGATTACTTATTTAGAAACATCGTTCGTCCGTTTGAAAAGGAATACGGAATTCGAACACCATGTATTATGATGGACGGGCGACGGCATATTACGCGAATAGAACACCTAGAAGAGTTGAAAACGCATATTGAACCGGCTCTTGGTACATCAGGTCATACCGAATTTCGGCTGATTGTAGATGACTTGTTCGATACCGATACATGATTTATTTTATGTTGTTATATATATTACGAATTCATTATTATGCAAGAAGAACCTCTGAAAGGCGGTGCCAGACGTAAAATCATGCTGAAGGACCATCACATGAATCTTCAGCCTTCCGCGCCGATTAGCGGACAGAAAATCAAGCGGGTCAAGCCGTTTTCGATCAAAGACCCGTCGAAGTATTTAGAACGGTTGCGTTCATCTCCTTGTCGGTCGAAATCGCAGAAGAAGTGTAATAGCCGCAAACATCGTGGAAGCTGTAAGTATGCTCGTGGTGCGAAGCGTTCATTCTGCCGCAGGCGTTCGAATAAGAATTACAGGTCGTAATCAAACGCGACCTGATTAGCGATTCTGTTCATCATAAATACTAATAATATCACATTATATCATAGAATATAATGTCATATTTGCGTTCAAATCCTCTCGCCGAACATAACTCCGGTATCGCGTTGTCTAGCAAAGATATTCCCCAAAACGGTGGAACCGGTAATATGTATCAAGGTCAAGCTGGTCGTGCTTTCGTCCAAGGTGGTGGCGGTATGAGTCAATTTCATTCATTTAATCCTGGTGCCAACGATGCCGACTCTGTTCATGCGCGTGGTTCATACGCGCCAGTAACTGTTGGAATAAATTCGGTTGCGACCTGTGGCGGTAGTTCTACTCGCCGAAAGAAGAATTCAAAGAAGTCGTCGGCGGCTTCGGCGGCTTCTCGTCGTCGTCGTCGTGTCACGAAATGTAAGAAGTGTAAGTGTGATATCATTATTAGCGGCGGTGGTGTCCGTCGTCACTCTCGGTTATGTAAGCATAAGTGTTGTAAAAGAACAAAAACATACGGTCGTCGCACGTTTCGTCAACAAGGCGGTGGCAACGGTAGTTTCGCGAATGCCGCATATTCAATCGCCGGACCTGGAACGGGAGTCGGGCCGTCAACAATCGCTTTAGCTAATCCTGCGCCATATACCGCGTATAATAGCTGCCATCCGGTCGTGTAATTTATTTGTAAATTTTATATCCTTCTAACATTTCTTGGTAACAACGCCGAACACTATTTTCTGGCGTTGCGATTCTGTTCCAATGATCCGGTGCTAAATGTTGAACATATAAATATAGTTTTTTCCGTCCCATATCACCGCACCATATATCCAAATCTTGTTTGCTTCGCATATTCTCATTTGAAATTATAAACCAAGTTGCTTGTGTAATATTCATATTTCGTTTCGTAGTAACTTAGGTATTGTAATCCGATAATCACATGTAATATTTTCAATTTTTTCACTCCACTAACTGAATCAAGCATTTCCCATTCGTCTTCGGAATGGTTGATTTCATCTTCGATTTCGCGCTTACTTCTGTTGTCACCGAAAGATTTCCCGTCTCTTCATCGATTTCAATAATATCCGCATCCGCCAACGCTGCTTCCTCGTCTTCTTCCTTCGCACTTGCTTTTGCGTTCTTCGCCGCAATCGACGGTGGCTGGTATTTCACCGTCCATGCGTTTTTGTAGTACCCCTCCGTGTCCGTCATTATGATACGGTATTTCTGTTTAATATAATAGGTCTGTCGTTTCAGCCACTGGCTGCGGAATACATCCTGAGGGTCAATAATATCGATAACGAGAGGCGACGAATGTTTTACGCGCAGGATCCGCCCCACCGATTGACATACATCCGTTTTCGGCGACGCCATAATCAGCGTAGTTAAGGTCTTGATATCCAACCCCTCTGACGCCATCGCATATGTCGCAATAATCACCTTCTTGCTCTCGCTCAATTTCAGCGCGGCTTCTTTCATTCCGCCAACATAATACCCAACTGTTGCGATTTTGCGATGTTCTATCGCATCATGGAAATACTCCAATAACGATCGATTATGCGCCAGTATCATGACTTGCTGGTCGGGGTTGGTCTTCAGCTCATTCTGTAGCACATCCAATACAAACTCACTCCGCCTATTGTAATTACACACTTTAGAAATCATCGTACTGAATTTCGGATTACCTCGATAGTCATATTCCGTTTCATTAAATTCCGCGTCATCTACCTTATACTGGATTCCCTTGACAACCACCGCATGGCTCGTCGTGTCGTTTTTCTCTTTATGAACGACGTCGCCTAAGAAATGTTTGAATACTTTTGTGAGCCCGTCCTTGCGCACCATCGTCCCAGACAATCCCAGCGTATATTTTGTCACTATTTTCATCATACACCGGCAAAACACTTCCGCCGACATATGATGACATTCGTCATAGACTGAGAGACCAAACGTATCGAATAAATCTCTCGGATACTCCTTCATCGAAAGGGATTGAAGCATGCCGATGACAATATCTTTATCGTCGATATCCACGATTTGTCCTTGTATCATTCCAACACGCGCAGCGGGCAAGAACTGCTGGATTCTCTCGATCCACTGATTCAAAAGGAAGCTTTTATGAACGATGACGAGAGTTTTCATCCGAAGTCGAGAGATTATATTTAGAGCCATGACTGTTTTTCCTTTGCCTGGATCCACATCGAGCAGCCCGCCACCACCCATTCCCGCATTTTCGGGCTTTGTCACCTGATGGATGTATTTATCAACGATGACATTCTGATATTCGCGCATCTCTCCAGCGAATACGAGAGAATCACTTACGCTGGCGCCATGCGGGATCCGCGTTTCTTCAGGGAGACCATATATTTTTGTCCCATAAAACCGCGGAATATATATCTTTTTAGAACATTCTCGGTAAATCGGGAATTTAGGAGGTTGGGCCGGTGCTTTAGGAACATATGCGCCCACCGTGAGTTCATCTCTCAACAACTTCAAATCATCCGCGTCCATACATTCTTTAAGAAGAGTATATCCGCGAGGACCGTAATAGGAGACCGCAGGAGCAGGATGAGGAGCAGGAGGAGGAGGAACAAAGGCCATATAATTCTAGTGAATGTAGTTATAAAATAGAATGTTCGAGAGATTTCAATTCTATGGGTTATTAGTTTTAGAATATAATATATTCTCTACTAATAATAACATTCTATCTCGTTATATATAAGCAATTATGGATACCTTTCGCACATTAATGCGTCAAGAGAAGCAACATGAAATGGTGATTTTCGTTCTTTTGATTTTGTATATCGTCTTTACGCCGTCGGTTCCTTCTGCTCTCGCGCAATACGCGGAAAGCACTTGGGGTCAGCTGATAGTCGTGATTCTCGCGATTACCCTCTTTTTAAGCACAAACCCTGTTGTCGGTATTTTAGGCTTTTTAGCCGCGTACGAGTTCATTCGTAGATCGTCTCGGGTGACCGGCGTTTATGGTATTGAGACCTTTTCGCCTACCGAAAATAAGAAGCAACAAGTAATGGCCGCGATGAACCCTGCGCCCGAGAAGACACTTGAAGAGGAACTGGTGGATAGTTTGGTGGTGATCTCTCCGAATGACGAAAACGCGGGTCTCTCGGATGGCGGCTCCTTCCAGCCGGTTCTTGGCGAGCTTCATGGTGCGGTCGAACCGGACTATACTGGCCCGATTTAGACCATCGACGACCATCGACCATCGACCATCGACCATCGACCTTGATACATACCTTATTGAATATGTATCAAAGATAACAATACGGTTCCTTACCAATACGTATCGAAGTTATTCAACGGTCCGCGACCACCGCCACCACCGCCACGTTGGCCCATTACTTCACCTCCCGAGCTTACACGATTCCCGATTCGGTTAAAAATGAACCTGAACATGTAGAAGAGGATTGCCGCAATCATGAGACCAACCAACGTACCGATGAGTGTTCGAAAAATATCGTTCTGTAAAATGGTCTCCCAATTCAATCCAAATTTATTTAAATCCAACTCAGCGAGACTACCGAGTTCGCCATTATTTGCGGATTGCTGATATAAAACGGTACCATCTTCACCGGTTGGGTTACATTTGATGTAAATATCTCCATTCCCTTTTGCGTTATTGGCACCGCGCTTGTTGTAATAATACATATTTTTCGGCATAGTGTTTTCACTAATCGGGCCGGTTTTGGTGATTGAAGAGTCGCGATTGGGGTCATTCAAACCAGCCAACGAATCGCGAAATACCAATATTGCGTCTTTTTTATGATACACGATATAGTTATATACACCGGTATGTTGCGGCAGCAGATGACGCCCCACATACGTGAAAAATCCCTCCTTTGGAATAAGGTTGCCTAAATTGAAATTATTCACATCGGAAATATATTTTCCACCACTGCTTGAACGGCTCGGTAAATTCTGTAATACGGTGTTCATGATATCCGAACTTTGACGACCGCTTCCATTTCCGATATTAATTGGGATGGAAACGATTAAGTTTCGCCCGTCTGAGCTGGAATGATATGCGAGTATCTCCGCATCTGCTAGAGCACCGTCATACCTATGTAACGACGGTTGATGAATATGAATATGATCTACTTTATAATCCACACCATTATATCTCGCAGGATAAATACCACCACTACCACTATCATATGGGATGCGTAGGTATGAACCTTTATGGAAGACATTACAAGTACTCGTATTATATTGATATGAATAACTACATGTGGATGAACACTGCCTGTCTTCTTTTCGCATAACATCAGATGTTAAATTGACTGGAGCATCTCGATTCGAATTTTGTCTAGATGTAGATACCATTTAAAATACTATGTTTTGATGTATTATGTGTATTTCTATATATAATATTATATATAAATTATGTATATGGAATAGCATGAAATTATCACGAAATAAGATTAAAAAGATACGAAAACAACAACATCAGAGTGTGCGA